ACAGCTGACACTCGCCAGCTTCTTTCAGAGAGCGGCTTTGATGAATTTCCGTTTATGGTTACGCGCTTTGTAAAAGACAGCGTTTCAACGTATGGCCGCAGTCCCGCGATGAATGCGCTGCCAGATACGAAGATGCTAAACAAAATGTCAGAAACCACTATCCGTGCGGCGCAAAAGCAAATCGATCCGCCCCTCATGGTTCCTGACGATGGCTTTATGTTACCTGTTCGGACAACCCCAGGAGCTCTAAACTTCTATCGCTCTGGAACCCGTGACCGCCTTGAGCCTTTACAGATTGGCGCAAACAACCCGCTCGGCCTAAACATGGAAGAGCAGCGGCGGAACGCGATCCGCCAGGCTTTCTTTGTAGATCAACTGTTGATGTCCAATGGCCCTGCCATGACAGCAACAGAGGTGTTGCAGAGGAATGAGGAGAAGATGAGGCTTCTCGGACCAGTGCTCGGCAGACTCCAGGCTGAGTTACTGCAACCTTTAATCTCCCGCTCCTTTGCACTGCTCCTTCGGTCTGGTCTTCTCCCGCCTGCGCCGGAGGAGCTACAAGGCCAAGACATTGATATTGAATATGTTTCTCCGCTTGCTAAGGCGCAGAGAATGACAGACCTGCAATCTATGTTGCGCGGCTTTGAGGTTTTGCTTCAGATGCAGCAGATCGCTCCTGTCATGGATTACCTTGATGATGATAAGCTTGTGCAATATCTTGTTGAAACGACGGGCATTCCAGCGCGTGTTATCCGCAGCGACACAGAAGTCCAAGAGCTTCGACGCAAGCGGGCAGAGGCTGAGGCAGCTCAAGCCCAGCAACAACAGGAAATGATGATTGCAGAGCAAGCACAGAAAGCAGCACCCCTGGCTAAGGTAGTATCTGATGCTAATATGAGGGGGCAAGCTTGAATAAAGTAAAAGAATTAAAGCTGGCCTATCGTCGGACATTTCTGACTGATGACGGTGAACAGGTTCTAGGTGATCTCAAGAAGCGCTTTAGCTTTGAGACAACCACTTTCGTTTCTGGCGATCCACATCAATCAGCGTTTGCAGAGGGTCAACGAGCAGCAGTGCTTACTATCGTCAGAATGTTGGCCGAAGAACGCAGCCCCGAACAGGAAAACCAATGATCGAAGAGACAACCCTAGACGCAGGATCTCAAGAAGTAGCAGAACCAGCTGTAATTGCGACAGCTGCGGCTGAACCCGTTGCCGCCCCACAGGCTCCGATAGCAGCAGAGCCTGCAAGCGCATCAATTAGCTGGCTGGAAGGTCTTCCAGAGGAATTGCGCAACGAGCCTTCCTTGCGAAATTTCACTGATTCCGCCACGCTTGCTAAAAGTTACGTCCATGCCCAGCGCATGATAGGCGCAGATAAGGTTGCGCTTCCAGGCAAGTCGGCAACAGATGATGAATGGCGTAATGTTTACCAAAAGCTAGGCGCTCCCGACGATCCAAACCAGTATGAGTTGGAGCAAACGGATGTTTTTGATGAGATGTCTTTTGACGCCTTTAAAAACAAGGCTTATGAGATCGGCTTGTCCAACAAGCAGGCTAAAGAAATCGCGGGCCTTTACGAAAGCCAGGTTAGCACTGGCCGTGAAGCTATGGCCCAGCGTGCAGAAGAGGCTCGATTTGGCGGTGAGCAAGAGCTGCGCCAAGAGTTTGGTCAATATTTCGAGCAGCGTCTAGGTCAGGCGCAAGCAGCGGCCCGTACAGTTATGGGCGACACTGCAATCTTTGATGAAATTCAACTAGCAGACGGGCGCTCCCTGGGAGATCACCCTGCTATTATTAGAACATTTTCCCGTATAGCAGAAATGCTTGGGGAAGACGGTTTAGTTGGGGAACCAACTGAAGTTGTTATGAGTTCGCAAGATGCAAAACAACTCATTTCAGAGCATATGCGGCCTAATACGCCGTTTACGATTGCTGGACACCCAGAGCATGACATGGCAGTTGCCGAAGTCTTGCGCTTGCGTGGCTATGTATAGTGGATAACCGCAAGGCCCACGCCGACAAGCTTGTGTGTCAAGCGGATTATCTGCCCTAAGCAGCAGCAAGGCCCCCATAGGGATAACCAAGCGCGGCAATTTTAACTGTAACCAAAGCAAGGAGAGACAAATGTCTTCTCAAATTACCACAGCTTTTGTCAATCAGTTTTCCGCAAACATCCAAATGCTGGCACAGCAAATGGGTTCTCTGCTGCGCAACGCAGTAGATGTGGAAAGCGTCAATGGCGAGAAAGCTTTCTTTGATCAAGTGGGTGCGGCTGCGGCTGTCCTACGAACCTCGCGCCACGCCGATACGCCTATTGTGGACACTCCGCATAGCCGCCGGATGGTAACAATGTCTGACTATGAGTACGCTGACTTGATCGATGATCAGGACAAAGTGCGTTTGCTCGTTGATCCGACTTCAACATACAGTCGTGCTGCTGCCGCAGCTATGGGCCGCGCAATGGATGATGTTATCCTTTCTGCTGCTCTTGGCACAGCCCAGACAGGTAAAGACGGTTCATCAACAACATCATTGCCATCAAGCCAAAAGATTGGACACGCATCTGCTGGTTTGACCCTTGCTAAGTTGATTGAAGCTAAAGAAAAACTTGATAGCGGCAACGTCGATCCTTCGATTACGCGCAATATCGTTGTTTCTCCAAAGCAAGTCAGTGACCTGCTGAACAACACAACTGTAACTTCAAGCGACTACAACACTGTCAAAGCTTTGGCGATGGGTGAGATCAACACATTTGTTGGCTTTAACTTCATTGTTTCAAACCGCTTGGCTGTGGACAGTAACTCTGATCGTCGAGTGATTGCGTTTGCAACAGACGGCATCAAGTGCGCCATTGGCAAAGAGCCATCAGCACGCATTGATGAACGTGCAGACAAGTCCTATGCGACTCAGGTGTACTATTGTCAGAGTGTCGGCGCGACGCGGATGGAAGAGTCCAAAGTCGTTGAAATCGCTTGTAACGAATAAGGAAACTGAACAATGGGTACTGTATATTCCGCACAACGCACCAACTCACGCGCCACTCCGGCAGTGATGAACCAAGCTAATGAGCTTAGTGGACGTGTCCGCATAGCTTATGGCACATACGAAGCAGCAAGTTTGGCTCAAAACGACATCATCGAGATGTTTATTTTGCCAGATGGCGCTCGCTTGCTAGAAGGCTCCCTTGCGCATGACGCGCTTGGTGGCTCAACAACACTTTCTGTCGGTCACGCCGCGTATACTAACGCTGCTGGTACTGCTGTCTCTGCTGCTGCTGCTGCCTACAAGGCTGCTGCTGCATCTACGGGCGCACAGAAAATTGACATTCTCGCAACGCTTGCGCTGGGTTCCGGCTCAGAGTTAAGCACAAATGAGAATGGCGCTCCCGTAACAGTGACGCTCGGTGGCGCTGCTGGCACTGGAACTATTGAGCTAGCCATCAAGTATGTGTTAGACTAATAAGAGCGGGGGCGGCTTGTCGCCCCCTCTCCCTTATGGAGATAGCAGATGACCAGCGTTGTAGATATTGCCAATTACGCCCTAAACTCTTTAGGTGCTTCTAACATTACGTCCCTCGGCGAGAACAGTAAGCCAGCCCGTATTGTTAATCAGCGTTACGAAGCTGTGCGAGACAGCGTTTTTCGGTCTCACCCCTGGAATTGTTTGATACAAAGAGCGGAGCTTGCGCAAGAGACTGACGCCCCTATTTATGGGTACGCTTATCAGTACGCTCTTCCCTCTGACCCATATTGCCTGCGTGTGCTACAGTTTAGCAATGGGTCAATGACTTACCCTTACGACAATATGCGCAGCAGCAGTAACACGCCAGTTTTCATCATTGAAGGCCGTAAGCTTTTGACAGATGAAGGCACGGTAAAGATTAAGTACGTTGCACGTATTACAGATCCCCAACAGTATGATGCTGGACTAATCGAGGTTCTGGCCTCGCGCTTGGCCTATGAGGTTTCATATGCGGTTACGGGATCAACAACTGTTCGCCAGATTGCAGCGGCAGATTTTGACCGCAAGCTAAAAGCTGCTCGTTTTGAGGATGCTACAGAAGGCGCGCCGGAGCGGATTGAGGCAAGCGACTTTATAGAAGCGAGGTTCTAAATGGCTCGTTCCTCACTAGCCCTTAGCACCTTTACATCTGGCGAGATCTCCCCACGACTTGAGGGGCGCATAGATATTGAAAAGTATCGCTCTGGGCTTTCAGATTTAACGAACATGGTCGTGCAACCTCACGGCGGCTTGACCCGTAGGCCAGGCACAGAATACTTGGGCGCGGTTAAAGATAGTTCTGTAAAAACACGGCTAATCCCGTTCCAGTTTAAAACCTCCGACACCTACATTTTGGAGTTCGGCCACCAGTACATGCGGGTTTTTCGCAATGGATTGCAGGTTTTACTAGGCTCTGCAAAAACCATTACTGCTGCAACCAAAGCAAACCCCGCCGTTATAACCAGCAATAGCCACGGATACAGCAATGGAGATGAGATCTATCTAGCTGGTGTGGGTGGAATGACTGAGCTAAACGGTCGCAATTACATTGTAGCAAACGTATCGACAAATACTTACTCGCTAAAAGATCTGTTTGGCAACAACATAAACTCAACCAATTACACAACCTACACCTCTGGTGGGGCCACTGACGAGATATATGAAATAGCAACGCCATACGCTTCGGCTGATGTATTCAATTTACGGTTCGCCCAATCTGCTGATGTTATGTATTTCGCTCATCCAAGCTACGCAATCAGAACGCTTTCCCGCACTAATCACAATGCTTGGACGTTTGCGACTCCTACTATTAACGAAAATAGTACGCCGACTTTAACCAGTTCTAACAATTACCCTAGCGTTGTTACTTTCTTTGAACAGCGTTTAGTTTTTGCGGCAACGAACAATAACCCTCAAACCATTTGGTTTTCCAAGAATGCTGATTATTTAAATTTTACAACAGGAACTTCTGCCGACAACGCCCTGATCTACACCATTGCGTCCAATCAAGTAAACAGTATCCGCTACCTCTCAGCAACGCGGGTACTTACGATTGGCACCTCTGGCGGCGAATACGTTCTGACAACTACCAATAACGGCCCGATTACCCCAACAACTACGCAGATCCGCAAGTATTCAAACTACGGCTCGGCCAATATCGAGCCTGTGCAGGTTGCTGATGTGACGCTTTTCTTGCAGCGCGGCAACCGAAAGATCCGTGAGTTTAAGTATATTGGCGAGGTAGACACAGCCGGATACCAGGCACCAGATATTACCGTTCTTGCAGAGCATATCACTAAAGGCGGCGTTGAGGGCTTTGCTTACCAGCAAGAGCCTGAGAACATTGTCTGGTGTGTGCGCAGTGATGGCACCCTTCTGGGCCTAACGTATCGCCGCGAGGAGTCTGTGGTCGCCTGGCATAAGCATGTCATTGGTGGGGCATTTGGTAGTGGTCAAGCCATTGTTGAAAGCATTTCAACGCTTCCTACCGACACAGGCAACGATGAACTTTACATGATTGTTAAAAGAACAATTGACGGTCAGACAATGCGATACGTTGAGGTTATGAAAAACTTTGACTTTGGAAGCACCACAACTTCTGCATTCTTTGTTGATAGCGGTCTTTCTTATGCGGGTTCTGCTGTGTCTGGGTTCAGTGCGTTGTACCACCTAGAGGGCGATGATGTTTCGATCCTGGCTAACGGTGCAAGCCACCCTGATAAAACTGTATCTAACGGGGCAATCTCCTTGGACTTTTCCGCTACAAGCGCGGCAATTGGGTATGGCTACACATCAAGTATGCAGACGCTGCGCATAGAAAGCGGATCTCAAGATGGCATTTCTCAGGGCAAGCCTAAAAGAATTCACGGCATTACAATGCGTTTGTTTGAAACTGTTGGCGTCGAGATCGGGAATGATGCTGGCGAAATAGATCGTGTATTCTTTCGAGATAGCTCAATGGATATGGACGTTGCTGTGCCTTTATTCACCGGCGATAAAGATATTGAATTTCAAGGTGGGTTTGAGGACGATGATAGGATATACTTACAACAAACGCAGCCGCTCCCACTAACTGTGTTGGCGCTGTATCCACGCATGAACACGTTCGACAAATGATAGCAGCAACACTTACCAGGGCCCATATTTTGCATGTAGCTAAGAACGCCCCCAAAGAGAATGACACCAACATTGGCTTGGTGCTTTCTAGCCTTAATATGTTCGCGGCTCCTGGTCGCGGTCTGGCTTTTCTCGGTGAGGGCAATGTCTACGCCGTAACAGGATTAGCGCCAATGTGGGACGGTGTGGCTGAAGCTTGGTTTATTCCGACAAAAGACATGCAGAAAAAAAAGATCCAGACAATACGCTTAGTTCGACGTGAGCTTGATGCGGCCATACAGCGCTTAAAGTTACGCAGGGTTCAAGCTGCGGTTCGTTCCGACTTTGTGGGGGCGCACAAGCTTGCAAAGTTCCTGGGCTTTGAAAGCGAAGGCTTGATGAAAAAGTACGGGCCTGACGGGCTTGACTATGAAAGGTACGCCAAATGGACCCTATGACATTATTGGGAGTCGGCCAAGCTGGACTATCCCTGCTCGGCGGGGTCAACGCCCAATCTGCGGCTAATCGTGCAGCCGCCGCGCAACAGCGCATAGGTGAGTTTAACGCAAGTGTCATTGAGCGCGATATAAACCTGCTGGAAAACCAACGCACGATAATCAACAATAACGCGCTTATCTCCAACACTCGGAAGCGGGTGCAGTTCCGCAAGGTGCAGGGCGAGGTTGTTGCAAACTTCGCATACGCGGGGATTGATATTGCGCAGGGTACGCCAATGCAGGTGCTGCGTGAAAACGCGCGAGAGCTTGAGTATGAGATAACGGTTGATAAGTTTAACAACTACGTCACGAATATGCAGATTAACGACCAGCAAGAAGACACAAGACTGACTGCGCAGATGTCACGCATGGAGGCTGGCGCTGGTGCTGCTGCAATGAGGGCGCAAGGTTCGGCAAGTTTGATCTCAAGTTTTGGAGAGGCTGCTAAGATGGGGTACTCTAGCGGTATCTTTACGCCAACAACTGCGATGACACGATCCGATCGCCCCCAAGTAAGACCATTTTAACGGAGCTGGCAAATGAGAATTCCCACATATACATCTGGATCAGCAATGACCTCAGAAGCTCCTGGCCGCAGCTTTCGGACTAGGGCAAATGCGCAGCCGTTTGTTCAACAGGCACAGGGCCAGGGGGCTATTGCAAGTGCCGTAATAGGCCAAGCAGCTGAATTTACAGCTATGCGGTATAAGGCTGCTCGCCAAACGCAACTTAGCGAAAAACTCTTGGCTGGCGAAGAGTCGCTTCGGGAAGAGGTGGATAGACTTTCAAACATACAGACAGGTAAGCTTGGCAGCGTTTTTAACGAAGGCGGCAAAGAGGAAAATGGTCTTTGGTCTCAGTCTACTAAATCTGTGCGCGAAAAACTTCTTTCAGACGTTACTGATCGTGAGTCACGGCGCATACTTAACGACCGTTTCGGTCAGATGGAGCTTACTCAAAGGTTTTCTTTGCGTGGTCAAATTGACAACAAGATTACTGCTGCAAACGCCGCTGCTCGCACGGAAACCCTAAACCGCGCAGCATCTGCAATTGCCGGTGGAAGGGACATTGCAAGCATCTCTTTAACCTTGCAGAATGTTGGCGTTGACTCAATGCAGCTTGCCGAGCTAAAGCTTGGAAACCCAGACGCGCTACAAAGGCAAGAGTACGCAATGCTGTATAACGGCGCTTTGGGAGCGGTTCAGAACCATGTATTCAACAGCCCTTCAAGAACAGCTGCTGTAGAAGGATTGCGCTTGGCAGAGCGTGAAAGAGACCCGACATTTGCAGGCGCAGGGCAGTACGCATACGCAGCTTTGAATATGCTAAGTCCAGAGGATAGGGCTAAAATACTTAGTAACGTAGTTCGGACCTCAAAGTTTATAGACGCCCCTTCGATAGAAGAGCAAAAACAAGAAGCGCTAACCCAAGCAGGAATTAGAACTTTCGTTGAACAAATTGACGTTACAACTGCGCGCTTAGAGGCTGGCGTCGATGTTCCATTGGCAGATTTGCAAAGGCTTCAAGGGGCTGGTACGTCGTTTGCTGAGTTAGCACCAAATCGAGCGCAAGCAATTAGTGATTCTCTTGCAGATTTAAATACATTTAGTAACTTAAAAGATGATTTAAATGAATTTGGTAGTCCCGCAGCCGTGGCCCGGACTGTAAAGAATGCTTTTGAAGGCGCTTATTCTGGCGACCCTGATTCAGCAGACACTAGGGCAGATTTAAGAGCGGCTGAGTTTGCAAGAAAATACCAAAAGAATATGATCGAAACTTTGAAGAAAGACCCTATGCGATGGGCTCAAAACGCAAAGGCGATTGAGGTTGGACCTATAAGCTTAACCCAAGAGGCTTTTGAAAATGGTGAAACAGGAATAGCTCAAAGGGCCTCTGCCGCCAAAATGGCTAGTGGCTTTTACGGAACTACAGTGCCGCTTTTTACCAATCAAGAAGCGTTGGCAATGGTGGCTGAAATAGAGAAGGATGGACCAGTTGGCGCAAGCATACTTGCAAACATTGCAGGCGCAGCTGGCGCTCAGTCTAGCCTGGTAATAGATCAACTTCAAAAGCAGGGACTTAGCTCTGAGCTTGTTGAGGCTATGGCTCATCCCGAAAACCCTGCCCTGCAACAAACACTTAAAGATATTTCCACTACCTCTTTGGTAGACTTTAAGGGGCGGTTAAAAAATGTGTCTGGAACGTCTGATGAATTTAACAACATTGAAAGGGGTATCTCGGACCAAACGAGAGATTTGTTCTCTGCGTATTTGCGTGGGGGAGATGTGGGGACGCAGGCCTTATGGTTTGATCAAATTGAAGTTGCCACCAAGCTTGCTATTAATTACACCTTAAATGGCATGAGTTCTGCAAAAGCAGCAGAAAGAGCGGCAAAAAAAATCTTCTTAGAAAAAAATACCGTGTTTCCAACGTCTAGCGGAACTTATTACATTCCAAACCGGTCTGATGCAAGTGATATTTCTTCGGCTGCAACAAACCTTTTGAGCAGTGAAGATATTTTTAAGCTTGTGCCAATTCAGATCATTGACACAGAATACGATGATGCAGTTGATAGAGCGCTAAACCAAGCAGCGATTGCAAGTAAGGGTGTTTGGGTCACGGACGGGGAAGGTAAGGGGCTTACGCTGCAATACAGCGTTGGCGATTATGGGGACACGCTGCTCCCTGTGTTTAAAGAAGATGGTTCAGAGTTTAACTTAACTTTTGACCAAATACTTTCTTTTTCTGCAAAAATAACAGAGTCTAAATTAGAATCAGGAGAGTTTTCCGCTGAAGACGTTGGCCTGTACAATCAAGGTCGGGCAATTGCTGCGGAGGCCAGAGGGGAAGTGATGCCGCCGCCAGCAGAAGAAGCGACTTCAGGGAGCGATTGGATGAGCGGGTACGCCGATCAAGGCGCTGCGTATCGCAACAAAACAGGCGAAGGCCAATGAGGCCGCGCAAGTTAGCATCTGAAAACAGGGTTCTTCGCGCAGTCGCTGGTCAGGATATGTCAGTTTCCCTTGGAAGGGCTGTACAAGAGATAATTAATACACCAACCCTAACCGATCTTGTGGGTAACGCCCCCACTGGTGTAATCGGTGGTATGACTGATGAGCAGAGATCACTGCGCATTCAGAATGACAAGATGCGTAGAAGCCGCAAAAGCCTGCTCGAAAGTCAGCTGCGTACAGCTACGGACCCCATCATAATCGAAAACCTTACGGGTCAACTTGACACGATTGACGTTGAGGGTGGAGATGAACGTGATGCGTTTGTTCAAGAGAGTATCGATGCTGGTAGATTGATTGATACAGACCAGCTTGAAGAAGAGTATGGAGACCGTCTAAAGTTTGATGGCCCTATGGTACGGCAAGAGGCGAAAGCCCTCTATGACCAAAAGAAAGCAGAGGCCGTTAGGCAGGCTATACTTGAGCGCAGCCCAAAGGGGTTTGCAGCCACAGCCGTAAAGCTAGGGGCCGGTCTTGTAAATCAAATGACTGACCCAATAGAAGTTGCATCTGCGTTTATTCCGTTTGTTGGACCCGCAGGCCGAGCATATTCGATTGCAAGGTTTGGTCGTGTTGGCGGTAGGGCCGCCCAAGGCGCTGTTGAAGGTATGCTTGGCGCAGCTGTAATTGAGCCTATATATTATGGGCTCTCCACAAGCCAGCAGCTGGATTACACGATGCGAGAAGCGTTGTTAAATGTTGGCGCTGGGCTTGTTCTCGGCGGTGGGTTTGGAACCATTGCTGGCGTTATGTCGCGTCATTCAATTGACGCAAATGCTGTCGCCAAATCTATTGAGCCAGACGCTTCTCTCAAAACCACTGTAGACCCAGAGGTAATCCCAAGCATTCCAAAAATGACAGATGTTGAAAGCGCAGTTGTTGCAAAACAAACTCGAGAAAACATATCAAAGTCTTACGATCTTTTGGGCGGCAAGGTCACAGCTGACATGGCTATTCGTCAAATGGTTAATGATATTGACGTAAATGTTTCGCTTAAAGCCCCGCGCATTCCAAGAAAACCGCAGACGATAACTGAGTTTATCCGCGCTAAAGGCGGGATGAACGATGAGGATGTTACCTTTAGGGGGGAGCTTGCATCTAGGGACGTTAAGGGCCGCGCCTCATACGTTACTTCAAGGGGAAATTTAGTAAACTCTCTAAGCAACCCTGGCAGTAACCTAAACGCTGACAACATAGCAGAGGCGGCTCAAGAAGCTGGGTTTATTACAAAACGAGATACTAATGAGCTTTTCGACGCAATTGACCAAGACCTGCGCGCAAAGAATGGCGATGGTGAATTTGTCTTCTCCATTGAAGACCAAGAAATGGCGGAAGATTGGCGCAATTTAAATGGAGCTAAATCCGACTACGATGCGGAAATTGAGCGCCGTTTAGATATTCGCAATGTCCTAGATGAAAATAAGGCAACCGATGTTTCTGATGAAGAAATTGCAATGATTTCAGAATACATGTCTCGCAATAATTCTACGATAGATGAGGCAACATATGAGATGGGCGTTGACCTTAGCCGTACTAAACTGCAAATGGAGTATGATTACGCGGTTGATCTAAAAAGCGATCCATACGCTGATTTTGAGGCTTCTATGCGTATAGAGGAAGCAGAGATACGGGAAGAGGCTGACATTGACTTTGGGCCAGACGAAGCGGTTATACAGCAGTTGAGAGATGAAAACTTGCTAACGCCGGAAAATATTAAAGAGCTTGATGAAATTGCGGCGCTTGACGCAGAATTTGCAGCGTTTTCAGACGTTGTTGACGCGGTATCAACCTGCATAGTGAGGTCATAATGGAAAATTGCTTAGACTTAGGCAAAAAGGTTAATAACAAACGCCTTGATGACCAGCAGGTTCTCGACATTTTTAACGATCTGCAACGGGCCAGAGATCCACAAAAAGCTGCAAACATGCTTCTTAACATTGAAGATGCAATGTTTCAGCGTGGCGCGTATCTTGTTGAGGGTGCAGACCTGGCGCGCAAGGTTGAAAAGCGTGGGCGTTACCTTAACATAATCGCAGAACATCGCCTAATGGAGTTGGCTGAGAGGGCTGATTCCGAATATGCAGACCCTAGCCTTGGGCTTGAGGCGGCTCTTGTTGGCGTTAATGCTTCTGGCATTGATGGAAATAACAGATCCGTTGCGGCTGTGGACTCTGCAATATTTTTAGAACACGCGGGTGGACTAATAGCAGATCTAAAAAAAGATGGCCTGCACACAGCTTACGTCAACATGCGCGGCCAGCTAGAGCGAGAAGTGTCACGGGTTTTAAGCGACCTAAACATGAGAAAACCAACTAATGCTGTTGATGCTAGTCCAGAGGCAGTAAAAATTGGCAAGATTATGTTTAAGTACCAGCGCAGCCTTTTAGAGCGCCAGAATAGATCAGGCGCTTACATAAGGTTAAAAGAAGGCCGCGTGGTGCAAGCCAGCCATGATCCAGGCGCGCTTAGAAAAGCTGGGTACGAAGAGTGGCGCGATTTCGTTGTAAAGAACGACATGCTAGATTTTGACCGCATGGATATTGCGCCGGAAAGAGTTGAGCGTTTCCTAGAGCTTTCTTACGCTTCTATTGAAAGCGGCATAAGGATTGCTAACGGCAAAACTACAGACGATATTGCCAAGGCTTTTAAGGGGCCAATGAACCTAGCGAAAAGGCAAAGCGCCTCTGGTGTCTTTACCTTTAAGAACGCGGATGCTTGGTACGATTACGATCAAAAATTTGGGCGCGGCTCATTGCGCGAGGCGTTTATGCAAGACATGCAATCTGCCTCAAGATCGTCTGCTTTGATGGAAACCTTTGGCACTAACCCAGAGGCTATGCTTGATAAAGTTAGAGATAGGCTTCTAAAAAAACATAGAAAAAACGCAAAAAAAGTTAGTCGTTTGCGGCGCGATAAGGCGCTTCTTACCCTTGATGCTGCAATGGCAGAGGTTACAGGAAGTGTTAATATAGGCTCATCTTCCAACATCGCTCAGTGGACGGCTGGATTTCGCAACATACAAACAATGGCAAAGCTTGGCGGATCTTTTATATCTGCCCTTTCAGATGTTGGCTTTATAGCAACAAACCGCATGTACCAAGGCCGCAGTATGGTTGACGCATGGGGTGATGCTTTTGGAGCAGTGTTTCGAGGCATGAACAAGGGCCAAATGAGGGATTTTGCAGATCGAATGGGCGTAGGCCTAGAGGGCCAGCTTGGAGATTTCTTTCAAAGGTTTAACCCTACGGACAACGTAAATGGTCGCCTGTCTAAAACTATGGGGACTTTCTTTAAGTTGAACCTGTTGCAGCCTTGGACGGAAGCAAACAAGCGCGGCGTTAGCTTAATGATTGCAAATGATCTAGGGCGCGAGGCAGGCAAGTCTTTTGATAAGTTGCCGGGTGACTTGCAACGTGTTCTTGGGTCATACGGAATTGACAAGGCAAGCTGGGAAGTTGCCAGAAAGGGCGTCAAAAAGGGGCCGGATAAAAGAGATTACATTTTTCCAGGTGACATTGAGGATACAAAGGTTCGGGAATCCATCTTTGCCTTGCTGGTAACTGAGGCTGATTTTTCTGTTCCTTCACCTGGGGCTAGGGAAAGAGCTATTTTGCGTAGAGGCTATAGACCAGGTACAGCTGCTGGCGAGTCTATTCGTTTTGTAACGCAATTTAAATCTTTTGGGGTTACTGCGCTAACAAAGGTTTTGGGGCGTCAAGTTTATGGCTACGGCGGTAAAACTCTAGCAGACCAATTAAAGAAAGGTGCGGGCGCAAACCTTGGGTTAGCAAACGCAATTATTGGAACTAGCTTTCTTGGGTACTTTGTGATGCAGGCCAAAGAAGTTATGCGTGGAAAAGAGCCACGACCAGCAACGCCTGAGACTTTTATGGCCGCAATGATGCAGGGTGGCGGTTTAGGGCTTTATGGTGACTTTCTGTTTGCAGAAACAAACCGTTTTGGCGGTGGGGGGTTCGTTTCGGACTTGCTTGGCCCTAGCGTTTCGACAGTAGGTGATTTTTCCGATTTACTTATAAAAGCCAAAAATGCTGGTTTTAACGGAGAAAAAAACCTTGGAGGTGACGCCGTTCGTCTTGTTAAAAACAACACACCATTTGCTAATTTGTTCTACACCAAGCAAGCAATGGACTATCTTTTATGGTATCATTTGCAAGAAATGGCGAACCCAGGCTACTTGCAGCGCTCTGAAAGACGAAGCCAATCCGACTCAGGGCAAGGCTTTTTGGCGCGCCCAAGTGATGTAATCCAGTATGGCGGAGGATTTAAGTAATGACGCCACCCCTTAAAAGGTGTATTCTACGCACTAGGAAAGACAAGGACTTGCTATGACAGTATCATCGAGCACCAACCGAGCAAGCTATAGCGGCAATGGAACGCTTACGACTTTTGCCTACGGTTTTAAGATCTTTGACCAGGATGAGTTGACAGTCATCCTTCGATCAAGCACCGGCGTCGAGACGGTTCAAACGCTTACAACACACTATACTGTAACAGGTGTAGGTGCGGCAGGGGGCGGCAACGTAGTGTTCGGAAGTGCTCCTGCGTCTGGCGTTACCATTGTTATTTTGCGCGAGTTGGATCTTAAGCAAGGTTTGAACTTGGTTCCCAACGATCCCTTCCCAGCGGAATCGCTAGAAAGCAGCTTGGACAAGCTGACATTTATGGTGCAGCAGCATAACGAAGAGCTTGGCCGGACGATCAAGGCATCGCGAACAAACGTGCTTGCTGGCTCTGAGTTTACAATCCTAGCAGCGGATCGTGCCAATAAAGTATTTTCTTTTGACGGATCTGGGGATCTGGCTATTACTCAAGAACTTGGCACTTTCAAAGGGAATTGGGCCGCTTCGACTGTTTACAAAGTTCGTGACCTGGTGAAGGACACCAGCACCAATAATATATTCATGGTAAAAACTGCGCATACTTCTAGCGGTTCTCAGCCAATCACCACCAACACGGATGCAGCGAAGTGGGATCTGATTGTTAATGCAGCCGCAGCGACCACCAGCGCCACAGCAGCAGCCGCAAGCGAGACAGCCGCAGAGGCAGCAGAGGCAAACGCAGAGACTGCTCAAGCGGCTTCTGAGGCGGCGAGAGACGCAAGTGTTACTGCAAAGGATGCAAGCGTTGTTGCAAAGAACGCAAGCGTTGCCGCGAAAGATGAGAGCGTAACCGCTAAAAATTCTTCGGAATCTGCGCTCGCCAGCTTTACGGGTCAGTACGCCACAGGATCATCTGATCCTAGCAGCAATTTAAATACCGGCGATCTGTTTTTCAATTCGTCAACAAACCTGATGAAAGTTTACACCGGATCTGCCTGGGTAGCACTTACCCCCAGCAGCTCTGCCCAGACGAACATCAACGCACTTGCGGCTTCCGCCGTTATTGCCGACATGGCAATTTTAGGCACCGATGCTATCGTCGCTGACATGGCAATTTTAGGCACTGATGCCGTTGTTGCCGATATGGCGATACTGGCAACAGACGCAATTGTTGCAGATATGGCGATCCTCGGAACCGCTGATGTTGTTAATGACATGAATATCCTAGGTACTTCTGACGTTGTAACGGACATGAATGTTCTTGCCACTTCCGATGTCGTCACAGATATGAATGTTCTTGCCACCGCTGATGTAGTCAACGACATGAACGTGCTGGGTACTTCCGCAACCGTAACTGCAATGAACCTTCTCGGCACCTCTGGCAATGTCACAGCGATGTCGAATGTTTCGGGAGCAATCTCCAACGTCAACACAGTTGCGGGAATAGCAAGCAACGTTACGACTGTCGCTGGCGTCAGTTCTTCGGTGTCGGCCTTAGCAGCATCCGCAGTTCTTGCGGATATGGCGATCCTAGCGACAGACGCCATCGTTGCAGATATGGCTATCTTGGCTACTGATGCGATCGTTGCAGACATGGCGATTTTGGCAACCGACGCCATTGTTGCTGACCTAGCGATACTAGCCACAAGCGATGTCGTAACGGACATGAACGTGCTTGCCACTTCAGACGTAGTTAATGACATGAATGTGCTTGGCACTTCGGCGAATGTCACAGCAATGTCAAACGTGTCAGGCAGCATATCCAGCGTAAACACGGTGGCGAGCAACCTTGCTAGTGTAAACAGCTTTGCAAACACATACCGCATTGCGTCAAGCGCCCCAAGCTCTAGCTTGAACACTGGCGATTTGTACTTCAATACCTCAACAAATGTCGTCAATGTTTATAACGGAAGTGCCTGGGTTGCTGCTTATGCGTCCCTATCGGGCGCGCTCACAGTCTCTAACAATCTTTCGGATCTAGCAAACGCAGGTACAGCCCGTACCAATTTAGGGCTTGGCAGTGCCGCGACCACGGCTTCAACGGCCTACGCTCCTGCTGCTGGTAGCTCCAATGTGGTCACGACAGGCGCTTTGAACAGCGGTTCAATAACATCTGGCTTTGGCACTATTGATATTGGTTCCTCTTCCTTTACAACAACAGGAACAGTGAACTTTGGTAGCTTGGCAGATGGTACGATTACCGTGACAGCATTTGTCGATGAAGATAATATGTCAAGTGACAGTGCCACCCTAGTGCCGACACAACAATCGGTAAAAGCTTACGTAGACAGTTCTGTTGCTACTGCAGCCACAAAAGGCTTTGCTATCGCCGCAGCAATAGTATTTGGATAAAGGAAAAGATAAATGACCGTAGTTAATCTCATCAACGTAGCAACTATTACACCAGTAGTTAATGCGGGTGCAGTAACAAACAGTAGAGCATCTATCATTGATGTTGCTGCTGATAAAGTTGCGAAAGTAAACTCACTAATCATTGCAAATGTGGATGGCACTAATGCCGCAGACATCACAGTTGAAGTGAGTATAGATAATGGCTCAAGCTATGTTGCTATAGCAAAAACTATATCTGTGTCTACCGACTCATCTTTAATCGTAGTGGGTAAAGACAATGGTTTTTACTTAGATGAGACTGACATCCTAGCGGTTACAGCTTCTGCCGCTGATGACCTGACTTACTTAGTTAGCTATGAATTGATGACAGACTAATGAGGACCATAGGCACCACATCTGTAGATGGTGAAGTACGGGCGGTTGCCTCCGGTGCGTTACCGAATGGTAAGCCTGTGATTGTTAATAGTGATGGGACTGTTAGTGTTGTTGGGGTTCAAAGCCAATCAACAGCCGCAGGGACACCTGTTGACCCTGATGCGGGTACTGGTGGGCAAAATACTGGTTGCGTCTTTGACTCTAACTCGAACAAGGTTGTTGTTGTTTTTAGGGACACAACAAATTCAGGTTATGGTACGGCAAGAGTAGGAACAGTTGACCCTTCAAACAACTCGATTAGCTTCGGCAGTAAAGCTGTTTTTAACTCAGGAAACTCTACCCAATTTGCTACCGCCTTTGACTCTAACTCGAACAAGGTTGTTATATCTTACGAAGATGGTGGAAATTCTTCTCAAGGGACTGCCGTTGTCGGAACGGTTAGTGGCACAGACATCAGTTTTGGGTCAGAAGATGTATTTGAGGCAGGTACTCCAAACGCTCAAAGGATGACCTTTGACAGTAGTAACAATAAGGTTGTTATAGCTTACGCAGATGGAGGTAACTCAAACAAAGGAAAGGCGGTGGTCGGAACCGTCAGTGATACTAGCATATCCTTTGGAACCCCAGTGCAATTCGAGTCGGGTCAATGTAACAACATAGCCATAACTTTTGACAGCAACTCAAACAAGGTTGTTATAGCATTTGCCGACCTAGATAATTCCTTTTACGGGAAGTCTGTAGTTGGAACGGTTAGCGGGACCGCAATTAGCTTTGGCAATTTGGTTACATTTAACAGTGCTAGAAGTACATTTATGAGTGCTGCATTTGATACCACCGCTAACAAAGTAGTAATAACATATAGCGATGGAGGAAATTCTTATCATGGTAGTGCCATTGTCGGAACGGTCAGCGGCACAAACATAAGTTATGGTTCTGAAGCTGTGTTTTATGCAGGTTCTGCCAACTATACTGCTACTAATTTTGATAGCGGCACTGGCAATATCGTAATATCCTATCAAGACGCTGCAAACTCTTATCGTGGTACTGTTGTAACTGGTACAGTTTCAGGAACGGGGATTGGCAGTTTTGGCACTGCTGTTGTGTTTGAAGCAACCGTATTAGAACACATGTTTACAACTTTCGACAGCACTTCAAACAGAGTCATAAATACATATGCTGATAATGGCGATGGAGATAAAGCAAAGGTTGTGGTAATCCGAGGACAGGGTTCTGTACCAAACCTCACCTCCGAGAACTACATCGGCATCTCTAAAGGCGTTGCTTCGGATGGCGGCACGGCGAGAGTGCAGATTGGCAGCGCAATTAACGGTGCGCAATCCAGCCTCACAGCAGGCCAGCAATATTTTGTACAAACAGACGGGACTATAGGCTTAACCGCTGATGACCCATCTGTACTTGCTGGGACTGCCGTTTCAGCCACCGACATCATTGTGAAAGGATAAACACATGAAGACTATTACCGATACCGCCACAGCCTTGAGCAAGTTTCTTGTTGCTGATGACGTTGTGATTACGCACATCAACGACAACACGCAAATCAAAGTTGGCGAGCCAGCCATGTACATCATCGGCTGTATGGATGTTACCAACGCCACGATCTATGAAAACGTGACAAACGCCCCCGAAGATTGGTACGGTAACAGGTACTTTTTTGATGGCACTGATTGGACTGCAAACTCTGACTGGGTAGACCCCCGCATCGAAGACGGGGAGTAATCACATGCGCACCATTGGTAATCCCAGCCCTACTGCACGGAAGCTGAACGCCATTGCCAGTGGTGTGCAAGGCGAGGTAAACGACAGGCAGGCATGTTTAACCGCTGGCCAGAGCCACTTTGTGCAGACGGGTGGTGCGCTAACCACAACCTCTGGAAATCCGAGTGTCTTCGCTGGCACAGCCATATCGGCAACAAATATTATCGTGAAAGGCTAGAGCATGAGAACTATCCCAGAGTTTAAAAAGGGTACGCATAGGGCCAAGGCTTCTGGTGCGTTACCGAATGGTAAGGCTGTTGTGGTTAATGCTGACGGGACTGTGAGTGTTATTTCGGAAACAAGTGCAAGTGCGAGCGTTGGTTCTTCAGCAGTTTTAGATGTTGCTTGCGAGGGTAATAACAATGCAGTTTACGATGTTGCTAACAACAAAACTGTGTTTTTTTACAGGGGAGCTTCCAATGCGGGTAAATGCGTTGTCGGAACAGTAGCATCAAACAATACTGTAAGTTTTGGCTCTGTTGTTACTTTTGAAGATGGTAGCGTTGATAGTTCTGTATCCGCTGTTTACCATGCAGCGGCAGGTAAAATTGTTGTTGTTTTCAGGGACGCCGGAAATTCGGGTTACTCTAAAGCTAGGGTCGGAACCGTCAGTGGAACCTCAATTTCCTTCGGAACGGTAGTCACGTTTTATAACGGAGGTTCTTCACAAAAACAAAGTGCAGTTTATAGCAGTGGTTCTGAAAAAATTGTTGTTGCCTACACTAATAATTCTACCGCCGATGGGTTTTCTAAGGTTGGTACGGTGAGCGGAACAGACATCAGTTTTGGAAACCAAGCAACTTTTGAATCAGGAGAAGTCGGTGGGAATGAAATTGGTATGTCCTATGATAGCAATGCTGACAGGGTTGTTTTTAGCTACCGAGATCAAAACAATTCTGGATATGGTACTGCTATAGTGGGAGCAATAAGTGGGACAAATATCTCATTTGGAAGCAAGGTTGTTTTTAAAAGCGCCACTACCTATGGTCATAGTTCGGTGTATGACCCAGTAGCAACGAAAGTTTTATTGTCGTATCGGGGTAGTGGTATAGAGGCTATAGTGGGAACTATAGACCCTTCAGACAACTCAATTTCTTTCGGCTCATCGGTTACTGTAAAAAGTGATGGGGTAGAAACTGCATCGACCTTATACGACGCTAACGCTAAATTCGTAGTTGCTGTTTATGGTTACGCTACTAATGACTCAAAAGTTGCACTGAAAAATGGAACTATAAGCGGAACTTCTGTGTCTTTTGGCTCAGAAATAATGTTAGACAATACAAGCGGTAATTCTACTACAATAGCTAATGGACCAAAAGGCTCTGCTTATGATAGTTCTTTAGGTAAAATTGTAAGTTCATATACCACTAACCCAAACGGCGATGGCCCAGTGGGAAAGTACGTTGTGAGTCAAAACGCCTTCACCGCCACCAACCTCACCGCAGAGAACTACATCGGCATATCCAAAGGCGGTGCATACGCATCAGGCTCAAGTGCAACGGTAGACATTATCGGCTCGGTTAGTGAGAACCAATCCAGTCTAACGGCAGGCCAGAGCTACTTCGTTCAGACAGACGGGACGATAGGATTAACGGCTGATGATCCAAGCGTCTTTGCAGGTACGGCAATATCTGCTACAAGACTTATAGTTAAAACATAGGAATACCCAATGGATAAACGAACCGTAAGCAGCGCACATGAGCGCATTGATGGCCTAGAAAAAGAGGTAATTGCCATGCAGACCGAGATGCGGATACAATTCAAAGATCTTTATGGACGGATCAAACGAATGGAAGCTATCATGATCGGGGCCACTGGTTTTATTATC